CAGTTCTTGAGTTTTCTTTCGTCGCGCTTTGTGCCCGCAAAAATGACCACCAGTGCATAGGGGATTCTCTGCCTATTAGCTTCCCGTAAGAATGCACTGCCTGTGCCTTTGCGATGATGAAATAGTCTCTTTTCAACTTGCGTTGAAAACCCTACGTAATGACGGGCGCGACTCCCTGCCAGGGGCTTGGCCAGGTGAATGATATAAACGAATCCGCGTGTTTTATCGGGATAAATTGTATACGGCTCTGATGTTCCTAGATTGCCCGAAGATATTAGATTCTCATGGTGCGGTGTAGTGTATTCAAATGTTATTGACATGGCATACTCCATTCTAAAAACTGGACGGTTTTTGACTTTACACTGCTTATAAAACTGGACGTTATAAGCAGTGTAAAATCCCCCTAATTTTGTACTATTTCAAATCATAATTCGTGGGATTGTAGAGTGCCTTTCCTACGTGTTCTTTGCCATCTGGTTGAGTAATAATTTTCAACGTAGCTGACTCTACATACTCATTGCTGTAAACTTTTCTGATTGCCTTTTCGTACGTGCGGGCGTTGATTGGCGGATACCAAATCTCCGAATTTTTATCCCCATAAATTGTGACCTTGAAGCTATAGATGTTTGTCATGATGGACTCCTATTGAATGTTTGTAATGACATAGACGAACACGGAAACAACGATGATTAGGAGTCCAAAGACTCCAGCAGAATTTTGTCCTAGTTCACGTTCTTTTATGGTGATCTTGAAATTTTTCATGTTAGATTCCTATGTTTCTCAGGCTTATTCAAGTTCTGGCAAAGCAAAGTATTTTGCGAATTCACTGGCCGGGTAAACTGTTGGCTCTGGTTCGTTCTTCCAAAATACGATATAGCGCACCCCTTCGTCTCTTTTGACCTTGATAACAATTACGTTTTCTCCCGTGAGAAAGTAACTAGCCGCTAACTCTTTTGATTTCATGATTGACTCCTAGATAAACTCAATACCTAATTCAGTTTCTAATGCGATGGACTCTTGACCATATTCCTCTTTGATTTTCTTGGCTAGTGGAATGACGATTTCAAGAGCCGCTTGCGTTGAAACTTCGTGATAGGATGTAACAAGAGTTATGGATTCTCTTATCAGTTTCCCCGCTTTGCTCTTGAAATATCCGCTTGCGTTGATTGTAGTGCAACCACCAAAAGAGTCGGCAAAAGTATTGCAGATTCTATTTATTAGTGCCTTTTTTTCACTTTTGGTCAATGGTGTCCCTACATTTTTGGTACTCGGAACGTAAAATGTGACTCTATTTTCTAACATGTATTATTCCTTTCTGTTTTTATATGTGGGTGAGAATAAACAAAGCAATCGCGGCGACTAGTATCAGTCCAATGACTAGCACTAGTCCCGACCTATCAGGCTTTGTTTCGTACTCAATAGATTTGCTGGATGAGACCAATCCCCATTTGTTTACTGACGTGGATGTATATTTGATGGACATTTTATGCTCCTATTTATGAAATATAGTTCTTATTGTATTGTCCGGCCACTACGTGCTACCAATTCACAATATTCTGCACTTTCTACGAAATCTTTTTGTAATCTTGATAATTTCAAGTCATGTCTATATTCAACTCCACAACCACCGCTCCAGAGATTTATTACTCTGACATAACCTAATCTGAACATAAATTGATATATCGAAAAAACAGAGTCGCAGAGTCTTTTCACAGGAACGTTGAACCTGTCGGACAGAATCTCATAGGCTATGTTTGCGTGACATGCTTCGTGTTCAACGTTGATAATTTCATCTTTGGCAATCCAATATCCATACATTTTTTTCATGGTATGCGCTCCTAAAAAATAGTAGAATCGTCGGTTATGCTCTTTAGCATAAGACCATCACACGGCTACGCCGCGCTAGGTTTCATCTTGATATTTGACTGTTTATAAAATTAGAACACGTCGTCAGTATCTATTGGCTTATAACCCCCATTTTCTACCTGGGCATGTAACAGTAACTGTCAACTTCTGTTATCCGATCTTTACCAAACTCGGCCGCGCCCACTGTGCGCCTATCATAGCTTCCCTAACATGTTCTTATGGAATGTTCCCCATAACTTTCAATCAATAAACTTGTTTGTCGAAAATTCACTTCTGAATTCGTACGACGTGCCATCTATTTGATTGACATAATGATAAATCACGAAAATAAGTAATTGATTAGAATCAAATAACAAAAAATTCATTTTATATAAGAGAATGCGAATAGCCGCACCTACGAAATATGAGAGAAAGATAAGAGAACTCTTGTTCTAACAAAATAGTATAGAACAAGTGTCCACACAGAACAAGAGATAGCGATAAGAGATAGGGAATAGATAAGAGATAGTCACACCGGATAGATAAGATAATAGATAAGATGGCAGATAGATAGATAGTAGATAGTATATAACAGACCATCATTGCATATGGGGAATTCAGGATGCAGCAACACACACACACACACACACACACGGGCGCACTCATGCGGGCACATGCTCCCAGGTGACACAGTAGAACATATGTTCTATGCCTGGTGCATAGGGGAGCAGAGAGAGAGAGAAGCAATGAGGGCGATGGGCGGGCGGGCGCATCACATCTATAAGTTAGTACGGGTAGGTACTAGACAATCACAAATATATCCAGAATAAGGTTACCCAGGCAATTTCCAACGAGTGAACAATTGATCCTGGGGCATTATCCTGGGGCATTCTCTGTGTGACTGTCTTTTTCCTTCATATGACTGATATATTACGTCACATTGTCAACATATTCTGTCAACATATGCCCCCTGCCCTCCCCCACTGATCGCCCCGCGCGACCAAAACACGGCTAATAACCACACACAGCCACCCACACACAGCGAAAACACACTGTCTACTCATCTTCCACTCATAATTCTTTTTTATGTGTTGCTATAATTGTTCTTATGTTCAGCCATTCAACACGACCTGCGCATTTTTTTATCCCTTTGGTGATGATAATCATCGGTGGAGCGCTTTCCCAATTCGATTCCTGGAGATGGGTAGGGTATCTTGTCGTTGTTTTGGCTGGTTATGTGTCCCATTGGCTATATAAGATGGGGATCGAACACGAAAAGACCGAACGCATTAGGGAAAATCACGAATTGTACGCCACCATCGAAAAAATTGATGCAGAAGCACGCGCTCAGTTGGGACTTGAACCCTCCAAAACCACTACGCAAGTCGTTGTGGATAAATCCAGTCTGGTGGGTAACTATTTTTCACGATCATATCGTGAATTGCCCCTGCCGCCCTGGAAACTAAGGACATTTGCTAAAGGAATCAAAGCAGGCCGTCCTTTTCACATAAGAGAATGGACACCCATAAAAGATGGGAGGTTGCTGTCAGATGGTGAGTGGCGTGATCTGGTCAAGTTTCTCAAACAGCCCGATCCCGAAAGTAAGGAAATTGCCTTTGTAGTCCAGCGTCATCCTACAAATGAACGAAAGGGTTTTGACTGGACAGCGGTGGGTCAGGAGTGGCTTGATGATGTGGTAAATTTGATGAACACTGCCCCCCTACCTCAATAAAATCAACGAAAGGAGTATGTTATGTCTACAAAAGTACAGTCTGTCCTGCTCGCGATCCTGATCCTGGGAGGTATCTTTGCCTCCTGGTCATTTGGGATCAATCAAGTCGCTGCGGCCATAGAAAAGGCTCAAGCTATTCAGGTACAATCCGTTCTGGAAGAATGCGTGACTTATGGTGCGCCCCATGCCGTTGTTGCTGATGGAGTAGCCTATTGTTATATGGTTTGGAAAGGATCGGAGTCTCTTATTCCTCTGGAGACGCTGAAAAAACTATATAGTGAACCAACGCCTAACCCGGCCCCCGAACCCGATAGCACCAGCACCTAACCCTAATGCCCTCCTAATTCTCCAGGAGGGCATCACTTATTCTCCCTTCATAATTCCGCCTGAAAATTTCATATAATTAGAATAGTCTTATCCTCGACCACTAATTGAAAGGAGTCGTCCAAATGCGCAGCATAGTAATAGTAATTATTTTGATCGGGATCGCCGCAGGGGCAGCACAACTGCCCTGGTCAACTTTCCCCTGGCACGAACTGTGGGTAACCCTCAAGTGGGGATTTTTGATTTGGCTTGCTTTCGCTCTTTCGGTACGTATAGTTGCCCATTCTCGGTATAATCATGATGACGACATAGAAGAAAGCACAGGCTCATGGGAAAAAACAGGCTCATGGACAGATGATTGGGCTAATATCCCTGATGCCACAGTGACCCCTTTGGAAAATGAAGCATTTCGTCTGGATGCCAGAGGCAGATCATTCATCATAGCCCAAAATAAAAAGGGCCAAAAGGCAGCCCGCGAGATCGACCAGCATGGAAATTATATTTCCAAGCCAATGTTCAGCAGTGAACGAGACCCAAATGGAGAAGGTCTCGCTAATTTACTCAAATATAAGATCAATACACGGAGGAAGTGAAGTAAGCAATGAAAAAATTTGATCCAAAGATTATTCCTTATATGGCGGCAATCACTACGGCCATCATGCTCATGCGGGCGGCTGTGGATCACTTCGGAGTGTGGGGATGGGCTATCGGGTTTATGGCCGGACTAGTAGCCAGTTTCTCCCTGGCTATTGCAGGCAGTAAGATCAGTGATATTGCAGCTAAGCGCAAGCCTTTGGCTTATGTCTCCCTGGCTTTCATGGTCACCATTAGTCCCATCGTGATTGCCTTGAGTGATCCTACTCCCAATGCAGCAACTTGGGCCTGGGCCATGTTTCCTGATGCTGCAATTCTGTTGGCAAGTGCGGTGACTGGCAAGTCCCTGCTTGCGCAAGACGAGCCACCAGCTAAAAGCCAAAGCAAGCCAGCTAAACCAGCTTTTAGCTGTAAGGCAGCTGGCTGCACAGCCAAATCGTTCGGCTCACAGTCTGCTTTGAATGCTCATCAGCGAAAACATAAGCCATGAGCAAGGGATTTTTGAAGATCATAAAAGAACTAAATTATCCGCCGATCTTTCTGGTTTCTCCCCATCAATTTTCTATGATTGATGGGGAGGGAAAGAAAGACGAAAATAGTCTCAGTGCCCTGGTGGTAGGTATCGCTGCCACTGGTTATCCAATCATTACTATTCATTCCACGTTGGAAGGCAAGGAACGAGACAATACCATTTACCATGAACTTGCTCATCATCTTTGGCCCTGGAGGCAGCATTGGTGGATTGAAATGTTTGCTGAGAAGATGGCAAATGGCGGGGGACGTGGATACTATAGCAAGAAATATAAAAAGAAAAGAACCGATCTTCCTACAAAAGCAAGGCTTCGTAACATGGCCCGCAGACAGGCTGAGAAATTGAAAGAACGATACAAATTGCCCAGGTAGAACTCCTCCTGGGTTTTTGTTATGATTGTCTTATGGGCGGGACTTTTCCTTTCACCTGCCTATCCAATGGGGCAGGTGACTTCAAAGACCTGCCCCTCATTTTTCTAATTCAGGAGTATGCCAATGTTGTCTCGTTTTCTGCAATGGCTCAAATCCTTTTTTGGGTCTAATAAAAAGTTTGCTGTCCCTGATGTTCCCAATAGTAAAATATGGGTGGTCATGCCACTGACCTATGAAAAATGGAAACATCCATCCACCAAAGCAAAACACTATAGAGCCGTTTTCTCTAATGGCTTGGTTCGCAGGACAGGCAAACAGAAATTCAAAACTGCCACACAAGTTCTGGCGTTTGTTGATCGTTACACAGGTCGTATGTGTGAAATATACAAACAAAGGAGGGGGCTATGATATTTCAGGATAAAGGAATCATAGGGCCTGATGTTTCTTTTTATCAGGCTGATCCCAGGCAGAACCAGTTCATAGACTTCAATAAGATGAAAGAGTATGGGGTTTCTTTTGTCATCATAAAAGCAGGGCAGCGCAATTATTTTGATCCTGCTTTTGCTGTCAACCGTGCCGCAGCGCGAGTCGCAGGACTTCCCAGGGCCTTCTATTGGTTTTTGGATTATCGAGACAAGGGGAAAGCCCAGGCCCAATTCTTCTGGAATCTAATCAAAGACGATCCTGGAGAGGGCCCGCTGATTGTGGATTTCGAGGATGGATCGGGGGGAGACTGGCGTAAACTTTATGATTTCATTGTGGAGTTGCAAGTTTTATCAAAATATCCATCAGACCGAATTTGGATTTATACCGGATATTACTATTGGTTGGATTTTGGCCCGCAGTTTACGGGGGACGAACTCTGGTTCATCGCATACCGCTTATGGATAGCCTCTTATACTGATCGCGTTGATCTAGTCAAAGTCCCTCGTCCCTGGATAACGGCATCTATGTGGCAAAAAGGAACAACTGTCGTATATGGGCCCGACATGGGGGTGCTGTCCCTGGAGATTGATTTCAATATATTCAACGGAGACAGAGAACTGTTCAATCATTATTTCCTGACTAATTATGTCCCTGATCCACAGGAAGATCATCCACAGGAAGAAGAAGGAGAGTCAATGAAATACAAAGTTGTTTGGACGAAGGGAGTTGCCAAGAGAACACAGCCAACCACCAGCAATAGTTATACAGGACTGTTACTGCCGTATCCCAACGAAGTTGAAGTTATTGAGGATCATATTGATGATTTGAATGATCCATCCAACATCAACAAAGTGTGGGTAAAGTTAGCAGATGGATATTATGCAGCAAAGAATTATCCAGACAGCTTGGGTGTTCCACGTGTGCGGATGGAAAAAGTGGAGACGCCTGTCCCTGATCCTGATCCTATCCCTGATCCAGAACCCACCATCGTCCACAGGATTGACGTTTACTCGGACGGAAAGGTGGCTATAGATGGCAGCAACCCCTTCTAAACGTATCCTTACCTATTCAGACGGTAATTACAAAATCGAAGATGTGATCCAATCTGTTGTTCAGTGGTATATGCAGCGGGAGGATCGAGAAGTGTTTGGATCAGTTCGATCCTGTGCTTCCTGTCCTGCCGTATTCGTAATGAAAGATGATCCACATGCTTTCCTCGGACAACAGTGGCAATATTATGCAATAGGGATCAACTACAATATGTTACTCGAAGATGTCTATTTGCTTTTTGATCGTGCATTGGCATTTGCAAACGGAACAGGCTTTCGAATAAGTGATGATCCCAGGGCGGACTGGTTTCATAACAAAGACCTGCGATATAAGCCAGTCAATCTGGACAAGGTTAGAACTACTGCCAGATCGGTCATGACAGGCACAGAACAGTATAGCTTGATGCAGGCTATTTTGGATGTGGTGCAGGTCGCCCGTTTCATTGTTACGCGGAGCATCAGCTTTATGAATGCAAGATCGTCTTTCGTGCAGGCAACTACAGCTTACCAGAATGTTCTAAACGTATCTGTGTTCGATAGTAGGCAGCTTCCCACTCTCAAGCCAGGCTATAGTTATCCCCAGGACATCAGCCAGGTAGACCCAGGCGCGTATAAGTATATGCCAGAGACCCACCCCGAAAAATTCTTGGTGGCAAATATAGTCAATTCAAAAGGAGAAGTAGTACAATTCCCACGCGGAGGTCTATATCCCTGGACACACGATAATACTCCTTATTCTTTTGTACCGCATATCGCAAATCTCGCTTATGGCCCAATATTTTATCCAATGAGTCGGCTTTATAAAGTACCCCTGGGATCACCAAAACCAAGTCCGTATAGGCGCAATGTGTAGTAACGAACAGCCCCGAATTTATTTCGGGGCTGTTGTGTTTATTGCGGCAAACTTAGTCTGCTTCAATGTCAGTCACGAGCGATGATTTTTGAACGGCTAATCAAGATAGCGACAACATTGACACCAACAGCAAACAAAGTACCAATTGAGACTCCTTCTCGTGGAAAGGGAAGGCACAAAAATTCACCAATCATCACGCCAATGGAAATGCTACAAACAATAACAAGGCTCAACAAGACTTTGATTTTATTCATTTCGATGTTCTTTCTCGCTAACAGACGGATCGGGCAGTGGAAGATCAATTTTCTCGTGGACTTCCACTACGAAGTTGATCGTAAAGTGATCGCCTTCTGGCAAAAGACTGGTATGCGCTATGTTAGAAGAAAGAACTTTGTAATTGATCTTACCTCCAAGCATACTTTGGATTGCTACTGCCAGAAGGGGTTCAATGCTTTTTCTCAAAACCACGTTATCATCGTGTCTGTATTTTCTATAGCGAGGCTTGTCGGGCAAGGCTGGTACACTGAGATCAGGAATAGGAGACATTAGGAAGTTTTCCTTTCTTGGGCAGGCCACATAATTGGATTAGTGGCGTGCCGGATGGCGAGCCTATCGGACATGTCTTTTGCTCCCTGGGTAATTTCTCTTTTGTGAGTTGGACGAACCATCCACCTGGGAAGATGCTTTTCAAGCGGGATGTACCCATAAGTCACAGGCTCTTTCATGTGAGGTAATCCCCACGTGAACCAGGCCACAGAGTAGTCTGACCTAGAGACATGTGTTACATATTTTTCTTTTTCTTTATCCCAAAAGAGTTTGGGATCGCCATTCTTATCGAACTCTCCCCACCCAAGATTGGGCATGTGGAAATGAACGCGCCGATTGAGAATGATAATGCTCATGCCGAACCGCTGGAACTGCGCCTGTGCCCGCGCTGCGGCCCAGGTATCGAATGGCATCAGGAGGGCGAACGGCTGATGATTGTCAAAGCTGCGCTCAATCCATTCATATTTTATCGAAAAGGGGGGATTGGTAATCTGGAGTTGTGCTGTTAGCTTGGGGGGAACAGTTAGATAGTTTGTACCATCCAACTCCAGGCCAGTTTCGATTACGGTATTGCCATTCAGGGCCCTGAGTGCCTCTCCCAGGAAACCATATTTACTAGACGCACTTTCCCATATAATCCACTCCTTTGGAACATAAGGTAACAGAGGAAGTACAGCGTAGGGTGGAGTTTGAGCCTCATCTCTTTCTGGAATGTTTTTGAGATTTGACTTTGCTGGTTTTCGTTTTGAGCGTCGGAGGGACAAGTCAATTGCTGCTTGCTCTTTTTTAGTAAGTTTTGCCTCCTGGAGATCACTGAGATGTTTCTTTATGATCTTCTTTTCATTTTTGGTGAATGTGCTTTTGATGACATCAATGGGATTATTCATAGGACGCTCCCCGCGCAAGAGATAATTCTTTGAGATAATCATATGCGTTATCTAATGTTTGAAAATGGATTGTTGCAGCTTGGCGCACAAATGCGTGGTTGTGAACGTTGTCATTAGGCATGACCAGAATAACATGTTTACCCAGGTGGGAGGCCCAAGCTAGTTCCATCATTGTGCCAATGGAAATATGATCTTCTGATGTGGAGAGATCAACCAAAACAACATCAACAAGGGAAACCATCCAATGATCCCGTTGAAAGATCGCATGATCGTTTGCAATGAGATGGTCATACCCTCCAGATTTGAATGTAGCTTCCGTTCGTAAGTTCATCTTGCCAAGCATCGGCTGATAAACCATATAACCAAAGTCAGACAGGATGGCTATCTTTTCTTCATAGCGAGAAACTACTCCTTCCCCTGTTTGCCCTGTGATCGGGCCTGCCAGATAAATACTAAGTTTGTTGGACATCGGTAATAACATACTCCTTTCTATTGATCGTTACTAAGAATTACGATCTCATTTGATTTTTTGTTTTTGCCCATTCCGTATATCCAGTGGACAGGCAGAATAGTGTTATCTTTATATAACTTACGCATGTGTAGACTGTCATTGTAGGACATAATCCAATGTTTGCGATTTTTCAGTAGTTCTGCCAGGGCAAAATGATTGAAGCCTTTGTGGGCGTCTCCTTTATTTCCATAGAGCGCCTGGTCAATTTCATAGGGCGGATCAAGATAAAGGAAATCATCAGTTTCTTTTATCACATCAAAGGCATCACCATGCTCTACTTTCAAATTATTTACATGGAAGTCTGCCAGGCGCTTTATGGAACTTTCTGTAAAGCGAGGATGACCTGGAGACATGCCACCCGAAAACGTAGTGCCGGAAAAGGAAGCGCGATTTAGAACATAGTAAACCGCAGCCCGTTCCAGCTTGGTAGGAATGTCCTTATAATATTTTTGAAGTGAGTAAAACATCCATTTGGTGATCGGATAGTAGAGACGAACCATTTCCACTAGATCATCCTGGTTTTTCAATAGCTCCTGCCAAAATTCCACTACCGGAAGAAAAATATCATAGCCCGTGACTTTCATGCGTGTGGTCAGGGCCAATTCCAACGATCCGCCTCCGAAAAATGGTGCGGTTAGCTTAGTTACATAGGAGGGAATCAACGGATAAAGAAACTTGACCGCCCTACTTTTTCCGCCTGGGTATCTCAGGGGAGAATGAGCATAAGCCGCAGGAAGAATAGGAGTAATACCTAGAGTAGTTGACATGTGATGATATGTTCCTTTCTATACACACATAAAATTATGTTTTCTTATTATACAGAAATAACGGACTGGAATTATGAGAGGAAGATGAGGTAAACTTACTCCTATACGAAAGGAGTCGTTCAGTCAGCCATATGATGTCTTTTGTTGAATGGGTGGAAAAACGGGGGTTCTGGAGTAGAGAAGTCTGGTCTCCTACTAAGAATAGAATGATTGGCATGGGGAAATTATTTCTATTTCCCGATCAGATACGTATCCTGAATCACGGCCTGGAATTCAATAAAGATACAGGCCGATTTCGCTATGAGACGTTTCTCTTTTCCACCATAAAAAAATCAGGCAAGACTTCACTGGCTGCCGCAGTGGGGGCCTGGTATGCCGAAGAAATAGGGCCTCCTGGGACGGAGATATATGCAATTGCCAATGACCTGGAACAGATTGAAGGACGTGTGATGCGTGACATAAAATTTCATTTCCAGATGCGCATTGAACATAAAGAATCAATTCCCAATACGATCACAGACGACGGTATGATTATTCTTACTGATAAGAACACAAAGATCACCATGTATCGAATTGACCTTCCAACTGGATCGTTTATTCAGGCACTAGCACAATCCTATAAGACGGTGGCAGGTTCGCGACATGCTCTAACGCTATGGGATGAGCTATGGGGAGTTACGTCGGAATTATCCCGACGTGTGTGGGATGAAATGACTCCTATTCCGACCATTCCACATTCTTTGAGATTTATCGCTACTTATGCGGGGTTTGAAAATGAGAGCGATTTATTGTGGGATTTATATCTCCAGGGGGTTAGCAAGGCAGAACACGACCAGGGCAGGGGGACTGAAATAATGGAATTAGATGGTTTGCCTTGCTATGAGAATGGGAGTCTATTCACTTATTGGGATCATGAGCCGCGCTTGCCCTGGCAAACAGAAAAATATTACGATGGACAAATGTCCAGTCTGCGCCCCGCAGCTTTTTTACGTCTGCACGAAAATCGGTGGGTTACGTCGCACGAAGCATTTATCCCAATTGAGTGGTATGACGAAGCGGCTAAATTGTATGAAGCGCCCGTGACATTGTGGATAGATCATCCAATGCGATATTGGCCTATCTATGTAGCAGTAGATGCGGGCATCAAGAGGGATAGCACAGCTTTGGTGGGCGTAGGCTATGACGCAAAGAGGGGGAAAGTCGGCCTAGCCTTCCATTATATTTGGACGCCGACCAAAGACAATCAGGTCGATTTGGATGCAACAGTTGAAACCAAACTTCTGGAGTTGTATAATAAGTTCAATATCGTTTCTGTAGTGTATGACCCCACACACCTACTCCAGACGATGCTCAGATTGAAACAAAAGGGGCTGCCGACAAGAGAGTTTCCACAGAACGTCACTTTGATGACGGGGGCAAGTCAACTTCTCTATGACCTGTTCAAGAACAAACACTTCGAAGCCTACTATGACGAAGAATTTCGTCGTCATATTCAAATGGCTGTAGCCGAAACCAATGCACGGGGATTTCGGATCGTCAAGTCTAAGGTATCGAAACGCCATTTTATAGATGGAGCAATTGCCACTGCAATGGCAGCATACGAAGCAGTGAACCAGGGCGGTGTAGATATAGGCATCCCCGTTGTAATTGAAAGCCCATACAGCGATGCTTCCGCCTGGAACGTAGGGCCAGAGGAACAGAAGTTACCATTTCCCTTACAGACAGACTAGGAGGGTATTTTGACCGACCTTATAGATCAGAGTGAAGAAGTAAAAGATATTATGCAACGCATTCAACGAGCCAAACGTCACGTGGAGGGCTGGAAAGAAAACATTACCCGCTGGCGTCAGTTGTACGATATGCAACACTACAACACAAAACCCAAAACAAGCGAAGTTCAATATAATGATCCTACTTATACCAATACAGTAGATTTGGCTATTGGCATTATGCTGGCAAATCGGTTACGCTGGCACGCCTTTGGGTTTCATCCATCGTCTCAGGAACAAACCGAAACCTCCCAAATCGAAAAATTGCTGGATGGAACACTCATGATAAATAATGAGCGTGAGGAATCCAACCAGCTTTATCAATTGTATCTGCACTTCACCCGCGATGGGGGCGGAGCAATCTATTCAGTATTCGATCCAGCAATTGCCGATGAACATCGTTTTATCAAAGAAGTTCCCGATTCCGAGGAAGGCGCAAAGAGAGTATGGGCATTCAAAGAAATTCCCCTGCGCGTACAAGTCATTGATCCTGAAAGTATTATTGCTCTGCCTGGTGGCCCAAAGCGTTGGCTGATGATCGGACGTATAGAACAACGCTCAGTCCTGGACATCGAAACTATTTATGGTATCCGTCTCCAGAGATTTGTTTCTTATAGCGATGAACAGAAAGCCACCACTATGGGGGAATTCATTGATGTATGGGATTTTGCTCAGCGAGATCAGCCCATTAGGAATAATGAAGGCCAGGAAGCATTCAACAGTGTCTTAGGAAAAGTCGAGACCGCGCCAAAATTATCTGTTCGTAATACGGTCATGTTCGAGAACCAGGCTTTGATCGGGCCACGAATTATGGATGGCTACAAAGACCTGCCATACACAATTCAATTTTTCAAGCCCACAGACAGCAAAGATTCGAAACAGTGGCATTCGATCTTGAGGCCGCTGGAAAGTTCTGTTGCACTGTTGGAACGAACGTTCAATCGACGGGCCCATCAAATTGATGTATACACTTCGATGCCCATCGTATCGAAAACACAGCCTGGCCGGGCGGTGAAAATTGATCCAGGACTTTACAACCACGTCAACATCACACCCGATGAGTCCATCGAATTTCCTACGTGGCAAGGCAATCCACCCGATCTCAATTTCCATATTGAATTTCTGCGCTCTCGTATCCAACAGTCTGGTTTTAGCGATGTTATGTTTGGATCAGGACAAAGCCAGGTGGCAGGGTATGCTCTGTCTCAGTTGGGAGATCAGAACCGCATACGGATGGAACAACCTATAACCCATCTTGAACTTCTGCTTACTCATTGGGCAAAGAAATCGCTTGCATTGCTTTCGGAGTTTGCTCAGGGAGCACAAATCTGTGTGTACGGTCAACATAAAGGTAAGGATTACCTTGAATATGTTGAAGTAGATGACCTAAATAAATATGCTGTCAGGGCTGAAATCATACCTGAATATCCGAATGAAGAAACCCGCAAGACCGCTATGGCGACACAGGTCAAGGGAACACTTTCTGAGTATACGATTATGGAACGCTACCTGGGGATCGAACAACCCGATGATGAAGAAGAACGCAAGATCATTGAGGCGGCTTCCCGTCATCCCGTCATGATCCAATATCTTCTGATGAAAGAACTGAAAGAGATGGCGGATGCTGGAGATGAAGCTGCGGCTCAGACTCTCCAACAGATGCAAGCGGGAATGATCCCTGGCGCACAGCCTGGCAGACCCAAAGACCCCAACAATCCAGAACAGTTGACGGGCACACAAAGCCCGACGGGACAGCCTGTACCACAAGCCACAGGTCAACAGCCTGGTGAAAGCGCAACGGATCAGGCTGACAATGCCGCTAATGCTGCCCCGAACATGCAGGGAGGAATATCGTGAACGGACTCAAAATAGAGATGATGCAAGGGGCGGTCAAGAAAGCCTTTCAACGAACACAGAAGGTCGGCAACATCGAAGCCGATCCTGATCTCGCTCTTTATGGCACTCTAAAAGCAGGACATTTCCAAGAACTTATGAAAGTTTATGGAGAGGGGCCTATCGTAGACTACATCAAACTTATGGAAACTAAAAAGATTATGAATAGCGGAGGGAAAAGATAATGCCAACGAAAAAAGATTTCGCGGGGAAAACCAAGACCAGCAAAACTTATGACAAGGATTGGGTTTTTTCTGGTGGAGCATGGACAACTCAGAAACAGGCCAAAGCAGACATTGCTAACAAGAAGGAAGCCCAAGCCTATAAAGCGAATTTGTCGGCTCAGGCTGCGCCTTCTCCCGTCCCAGGTGTCCCTGGAACTCCACCCGCTTCCGCCACAGCCCCGATTGATACCAGTGGACTAGTGACATCTGCGCCTGTGCCCATGCCCCTTCCTACGCCTGCTCCTTCACTTACTCAAACCGCCCCCGATACTTCCATTCCAAATTGGTGGATCGGCAATGCCATTACAAATCCATCAACGCCCGAAGCACAATTTGCAAATGTAGCAAATGCCCTACTGCCAACTCTTGCCCCCGAAGATCAACGCACCCTGGCGGGTTATCTTTCACAAAATCACAAAGATGTGTTTGGTGGATATTCCAATACAGATTTCGGATCAGCGCCGACAGCCATCACCGATGCAACCCGCAAACAATATCTAAATCCACAGCGCGCACAATTGGCAATCAGTTTATTGGATCGTATGCAAAAAGCATCTGGAGCGACTGAGATGGGTGCTGGTTATGACTTCCTCAAGAATGCCATCAACCTCATCAATCAATTTGCAGTAGATGGAGTGATGACCAGAGAGAAGTACGGTCAATTCACCAACGCTGTTTCCAGTTTGACCAAGAATGCTGGACAAGGAATGTCATCTTATGCCAACCTGGCCCAATTGTTCAACCTGCCTCAATTTACCGCAGGCCCGTTGATCTCCAATACTCCCAATTCAACTTTATTCGTCTAAGAGGTAGTTCATGCAAATCAAAGCAGGAGGGGGAGAGCGTAAACAAAAGGATGACGTTGCCTCTCCTCCTATTCACACAACAGACAAATTCAAACAAACCGTAAAGCAGATCAAAGAACGAGACGCAGCCCAGGCTGCAATTGACAGCGCTACTGTATCTTCACCCACGCCACCCAAGCAGCCGACATTCAATGTCCCCATGCCTGGGTCATCTTCGCTACCTGCTAGAAATAGAAGTCGTTCGCTTGATCCGGCTCTCTATGAGAAAGAACTGGAAAAGGCTGTACGTACTCAGATTGCGCATGAATATCCTAACCAGCCCCCGATGGGAATGATGCAAGATAAAGTCAAGAAATTCATTGACACAAAAGTTTCCGAGAGAATGGACATCATCAAGACGCCCCGTTATGTATTTCTATCGGATGACACGCCTTTCCTTCTGACCAAGAAAGACGAACGGGCAGAACTCGAAAGATCACTTGCCGGAGAAAGTCACTGGAAACGTTTGTGGATGCTGACAAAATATGACCTTGCCAACACTGTTGGTGAGATCACACGTTTGATCGGTGAACCAGCTATGCGCACCAAAGAATATATTACTGATACTGGTGTGCAGGGTAATACTATAGGCAGTGTAGCCCAACTTGGATATAACTCTGCTCTCCTGGGGATTGAATATATTCGTGCCTCTGATGCTGGCTGGAAATATGGCACACAGGCTCGCATTGACAAAACTAAACAAGACATCGAAGCCATGAAATATACTGATCCAGCCAAAGCAACAGAACTTGTAACCTACTTGGGGCAACTGGAAGAACAAAAACAAATCAATCAGTCTATTACAGATCGCATCAAAGTTGCAAAGCAGGCAGTGAAAAACTCATGGGCCAGTTTACAAGGAGAAATAGAAGAATCACACGATCTGCCTTATACGGGCATGGGGGCAGGGCCGAAATATGCCGCCAATATGCGGGAACTAGAACAAAAAGAAGCCGAGGCTGATGCCAAAGCTGTCACTATTCGTGCTCAGGCTTATCAGGCCTATGGAGAAAAGAACTTCGAACGCGCACTCGAACTAACTAAACAAGCCCAGGATGAGGATCGTCGTGGGACGACGGGTGATTATTATGGAGCGTACACTTGGATCAGAGAGCCAGAACGCGAAGCTAAATTCAAAGAAGATGCTGCCTTTTTGGAACTCCAAAAAGGTGCGCCACTTGACAAAGAAGAAATCCGCCGATTGAAAGAATTTCATGCAAATGCGTGGACAGAGATCGGGGGCGAATTTATTTATGATCCCATCAATCTTATACCCGCCTCAGTCCTGGAAGATATTATCAAACTTCCCCTTAGGGGAGTATCCAAAGCCAGTCAGGCCGTTGCTAAGGAATTTCCTGTTTATGAAAAAACCTTACATGTCCTGGGATCGCCTGTGCGCTGGCTGAGGCGACAAAGTGTTACCAGCGGTGCAAGTCAGGTTGCGGTCACTGTCCATAATCAACTTCAACGGATCAGCAGTGCCTATATCAAATCAGATGATATGGTCAAGGCTCTCGACCAAGTAGGGAACTTCGTCACGGAAGCCAAATCAGTCAGAACAGAAGAAGCGGCACGGGCGATCTTTGAGAAAGGCAAGACCCAAGTCCCTGGACTTCAAAATATTTCATTTACTGACTTCAAACAACTTATGGATGCCGCCGATCATGTTGCTGCGGACGATGGCGCATGGGGTAAAATATTCAGCGATGCGCTCACCAAAGCAGAAGATGACATGCAACACATTGCTGCGCGATTCAACAAAAATCCAGATGAACTGATCTCTGATATTTCAAAGTCCAGACGAGCACTGAGGACTACATCCAATAGTTTCAAAGAAGCCTTTACAGATGCCCACCGTATCTATAAAGGATCGTCCTTCGTAGATGACACCATCTCCGGTTGGACAACTAAAGTCATGCGGGAACTTTCTGGAGAGGAAGTCAGTGACCTTCTCAAAACCAACAAGCTGGATGAATTTCTAACCAAATATTCAACCACCCTTAGTCCCAAATCTAAAACAGCCTGGAAATATAACAGGCAGGTAGTTGAGTCTGTTCTACAACGCACTGCACAACTCAAAGACTTTTGGGTCAAGCTGGCATTGTCAACTCCACGCTATCTTATGAACAATCTTCCTGATACTGCCATGCGGGATGTAGTAGCAGGAGGAAATCTATTCGATGATCTGGTTACGTTATTCACTAGTACACAACGAACTCTCGCTGATGACCTGGGATTTGTACCTGCTGAACTGGCACAGAAAATATCTAGTGCAGGGATTGATTTTGGAAGCGATGTTCCCACTCGTCTGCTTTATGATGGATGGAAACCTAAAACAGGATTGTTCTCCTATATCAAATATGAATTTGGACGACTCAAGCAAACCGATCATATGCTCGCTAAGAGGGAAATTATAGACGGGATGCTGACCAGCCTTCCAAAAGGTAAACTTAGAAATGCTCTGGCAAATCTGATGGATGGTTTCTCCAATGTCCCCCTGGCTCTCAACGCCTATGCGGATGGGATAGGTAGTTTCAATGAAGCTATTGAATTTACCTTTCGCCTCAGAATGTTTCATCGGGAATATTTCAAACTGCTGGAACGGATTGAACCAAAGTTCATGGAGAAAGGACTGGCAGGCTTATCTCCAGCCACCAAAGGAATCGCCAAACAGATATGGCAGGCTGCCGAAGGCAATCCCCGTAGAGTGACAGCCTACGCAGAGGCTCTGGCAAAAAAGTCAATCAAGGGAACTCCGGCTGAATGGGCATTCATTGTCCCGCCTGAAATTGAACAAGTTACAAAAGGAATGGACATTGCTGATCGACAGGTGTTCATTACGTCCGTGCGCAATGAATTGGATGCGTTTATTGATACATCTACCAAAGCGGGCAAAGACCTGGATGAAGGAGACTTCAATAAATTCTTTGATGATTACGTGGACAAATTCAGGGACGAGATGCAGGCTCGCATGTCGCAGGCCCATGATTTTCGTAATATGGAAGGATCAATTGCAACGGATGCCGTGTTGTCTGATGCTCCTGATCTCAATAGATTACAGGGATCGTTGCCGCTTCCGAAAGATGAATCTCCAATCAATGCGATCATCGAGGAAGCTACCAGTAATCTCAAGAGAGGAAAACGGGCCCTAACCGGAGATATTGTTGATGACTTTCAAACTTCCCTTTCTGAATATGCCAGAATGGATCGAGTGGCCGGTAAAGATATTCGGGTGGTAAATAAGGAAGGCCAAATTGTCATCAAGATCGGAGAAGATGCCGCCAAGAAAAAAATCACTAAACTCTATGACGACATCAATGAAGCTGTGGTACAGGTATTTAGAAACACAGATACCGACCTTGTTCTTCATTCTGGATTTAGGGATTTGGATCACTACGAAGATACCTTGAGAAGGTTTATTGATGACGCCACTGAAATTTATCATGAGGATGAACGGCAATTCCTTACCATTGTCAATGAGATGGAAACTCATCCACAACTCAAGACATTACTACAGCAAACACTTCCGAAAGACAAGGCACTTCGCTATGACAGCACAATGGATGTCTACCGCGATCTTGGGGTTTATTCGGATAGCTATGGACTTGTACGTCCTCCCGAAGAAGTATTTGAAGATGCGGCTCAAAAGTTACGCCCTGTGCCTGGTTCTCATGTGGCCGCCGCCAATGAAGTCAGGGTTGCTACACGCCAACTTGCTGAACATGCAAAGACCTTAGACCCCGAAATAACAAATAAGGTTACACAGTTTCTTGATCCATTCGCAGTATATCGGGAAGAACTCAAGCAGGTTTATGCTTTCATCTATCCTGGCCCATTGCTGAAATCCACAACAGGCGAAGGACGACACGCTGCCTGGGATTTATTTTATAAGATGAGCGAAGAAGAATTTCTAAGAGAATCAGAGGTCAAGAAAACCCTACTCCAACTCTTACAATCCAATCCTGAAAAAGCCGCCAAGTATATGGATGAAGCATCCGGCGATTTCGTAACTTTCTTTCTCAAGAAGAATGGAGTTTCCCTAGAGTGGGACGCCAACCATGAAGTCCTAATGAATGTACAGATCACAACGCCCAACGGAATAAAAAATTTCACTGCTCGTCGTGATCTCGCATACATTCAACGTCGCCTGTTCACTAATGACATCAACAAAAAATTGGCAGAGAACCCACTTATCCAAATCAGATCAGATGTCAAACTCCAAATGAAACGACAGGTGCGCAATGCACTGCGGGACACTTTCGATATTCCTACGCGTCATGCCGATGCGTGGGCTACAGCAATTGACAGTCATGCACAAGCCTGGGCTGATGTCACAGGACAGCCCATTGAAAAATACTATGAACGATTGGGTTTCCAAAAACTTGAAGGTGAAGCTACACAGGGTTTGGCGGTCAAGGAAAATTTCCGCGTTACCAAGCGTGGGGCGGTCTCTCGAACGCCCGATGGTGGATTTACATTCTACGGTTTAGGTCAGTCAAACTTTGAATCTATGGTTCGTGAAACGGGCGAACTGTTTTTTGATGATTTGGTCTCAATGGCCGAGCACAGCCCACAACACGCGGATGATCTCAAAGCCATGAAAGAATTGATCGAAAGTAAAACAGCCAGGAAGATAAAAAGTAACCGACTGGAAAAAATTCATTCAGATGCCCTGGCTGAAATGTTCACTGGTTATGTTCACACTGGCACAGGCCCACACATAAAGGTCAAGGGCGGACTGGAAAAGTTCAAGGGATGGCTTTCCTCAACCTTCGATGCTATAAAAGATACACCCATCACAGGTGAGATGAATGATGACACCTTCCGTGTTATGGATCGTCTGTTCAATGAAGGTAAATTGAACGATGTGCCAAAGATCAGTAAACGCAGGATCAAGATCATTGCAAAAGAAATGGGAATTGAAGCGGATGATGAGACCCTGCTCAAGATCATCAATGAATCTATGGTTGATCCAGCACGCGGACAATTGGTCATCGAACAGAATGAACTGAATAAGAAATTATGGTCAACTCAATCCAGAGAAGAACTTGTGCCGATACAAGATCGATTACGACAGGTGGATGAACTTCTCAATCCTTCCACGCCCATGCTTACAATCTCACCACCTACATTCAAATCATTGGATGAAATTCCAGTAGAAGTTCTCACACAGACACTATCGAAAGGCAAGGAAAGTAAGATCGCACAGGAACTCCAGGAAGGATGGGACGTATGGAAAACACAGCGCGGTCTGGTAGGCTTCCCCGATGATGCCTTGTCAAGCCTTGACTCATTCAAAGAATATCTTCGTACTCGCATGGGACAGGAGTGGAGCGAAGCATCTAATTACTACAACCGATTATTATGGGAAACGGAACAATTTGAAGATTCACTATTGAACCATCACGCAGGCGACGACTTCGCTGAGGTACTATTCCCGCGCGTACACGAAGCCAATATTTCCAATGGCATGAAAACATTTCTCCGCAACCAGGAAACAATGGGCAATAGTTATGAGTCGGCTCTCCAGGCTCTTGATGTGTGGAAAAAACACATGGGAAAGATGGCCACTGATGGACATCCTGCATTTGTACTTCCAAAGGAAGCACAGGCCGAATTACTCGCCTGGAGTAAGGGGGCCGCCACTGATAAGTCCGACATGATGGATATTCTTATTCATGGCGGAGACTTCAATGGATCAACACTTGAGGGTGCTCTAGATAAGACTAATCGTTTCATGTTGGACTACACTCATACAAGCATCTTCGATCAAACCATGAAAAATTTCTTTCCATTCTGGATGTTCCCATCCAGATCGTTCCCATTTTGGGCCGAGACAATGGCAACCCATCCACAGATAATCTCGAACTATGAAAAGATACAACGCCTTTCTAGATCACAAAGGTATCAAGCAGGCGCAGTAACCTCGCGGGGCGCGCCGCTTCCCTCATTGGATGGATACATCAAACTCCCTGGGACTGACTTGTGGTTCAATCCAATTGCTCCCCTGTCCTTCCGGTATGTGCTGGACATTCAAAAAACAAAGGATGACATTCAGTATGCGGCACAGTCCGAAGATGAAATAGAACCCAAAGCCTTTATGGTACGAGAGATGATGCAAACAGGCCAAATTTATGGATTCTCCCTTGCGCCCTGGATGACCTATCTCATGAAGAAAGCCTACAACATCTCAGATACAATCATTCCAAGCTACCCCCTCATACCTGAAATCCAGTTGATCCCGCGTTGGATGGTGAGCGATCTTATCCATAAGGCCAACAAGATGAATTTATTTGGAATGGAAATCCAGGGCCTCGGTGATGCAATTTATCCAGAAGCCCCCTGGCATGATTATATGGTCGAGCGTCGTATTTTGGAAAATGCCCTCGGACAAATTAGATCAGGAAACCTAAGCGAAGCCGACAAGATCAAGCTGATGCACCAGGCTCAAAATGCAATCAAATACAAAGGAGAGGATGTTCTTTGGAAGCAATCTTATAAAGACCTAACCAGCGAAGAATGGACACGCAGCGTTTCTTCCTTCTTCTCCGGTGTATATCCCAAGAATTTTGGTGACAATCAAGCTGAGATGCTGCAACTGCGCAATGAGCTAAACCTGTTGAAGTCAGCAATGAATAATGAATTTCAAGCAAATATGTTTGATCTTCCTGTTCAGGCAGATACAGCCTGGAACAATTACCTCAACGCCCTGGACACACCAGAAGGCTGGAACTATCGTTTATATACAGACATTGGGTGGGTCAAAAATGCTCAGGGGGAATTGACACGCGATCCCAAAGAACGCAACAAGGCGCTGGCGATCAAGATCAAACAGGACGAAGATCAACAAGTCTATTACGACAAGATGTCTGATCTCCAGAATGAATTCAATAAACGAATTCGGGCGCTGCCTGTTGGTACAGATTGGGAACAAATGAAAGTTGTTTATGACTGGTATTCCAAAGAAAGATCATCTCTGGATTATCTGCGATCATTTGAAAAAATCTATGGGACAAATAAACCACAGGAATTGATCCAGCAGGATATTGCAAAAGACTGGTTCAGAGAAATTGGCGCACTCAAGCCAAGATGGGAACTCACCACTGGTGAGACCTATGAGGACTATCAACATAGAGTAACAGAATGGGAAACCAATCTGCCAAACATTGCATCCATTTTTATGCGCTCCTATGTGCGAAGGCACGACCTTATCAATACAATGAACTCATTGCGCGATGACCAGAAATTCAATCTCGGAACATTCAGTCAGGAACTTGTAGCCATAACCAACGTCCAGGGCCTTGAGCAATGGGAGAAAAAGAATGATGACATATTTGATGCCCTCAACAAAGCATGGAAATCAACATATTGGGACAATTATTGGAATGGAGTAATTGGCAAAAGCGGCTATGAAGTAGACCTGGCCGAACATGACTTCTATGCCAAACACAATGAACCTCCATCATCTGATGAACTCTATCAGTGGATCACTGCCTACTACGGAACAGGTAAATTCACACGAGAGGAAATCGCCAAGTGGGTGGATGAAACAGACACCATGAGTGTCGAACAGCGTCGGCTTATTACCAAAGACGATCCTGTGGACTTCCAAAAACGTCAGGGAGTCTGGGATATGCTTTCATGGATTGGGCCGGGCAATCGTAATCGAAATGTATTCAACACAGCTTTCGTCAATGCAGGCGGCGACCCCGATGCACTAACAGTCTGGTATGAAGAAAGTGGCGAAGCCTATAAAACAAAACCCGAAAAGATGGATCAGCTTTACAATGCAATTCAGGAAGCCATTCGAACATTGGGTCTCAAACCACCGGATCGGCCTGAGTTGGTTCGCTACATTCAGGCACAGTCCGAAAACGATACCTTCAAGCAGCTTATCTCCAATGAATTGGGCAACCAGTTTTTTGATTACACTGACGAAGATGGAAAAATTCAACCTGGCGTATTCAGTTATTACAACAGTTTGGACACACAATCTAAAAGAGCGTTTCGTAAGGAACGCACCGAAGAATATGATTCTATTCAGGCATACTATGATATGCGTGATGCGTTTGGAGAGGAACATATCACCTGGAGCGATTATTATGGATCAGAGACCACCCCAACGGTCTCACTGCCAACCGCTGCTGAAGGGTCAACCTTCACTCCCCCACCGCTGCGTGGTTTTCATTCAGGGGGCGGAAGAAATAGAACCCCTGTTGCGCCCAAATCATATGCCACCGCGACTCGCAGTAGCTCCAACTATTTCCCAAGTTTCAACATTGGGGGAGACAGAACATCCAATTATTTTTCCCCAGGACTTTACAGCCTGGTAGGCAGCAAAATGGCATGGGAAATTACCAGTGTCTTTGCAAGCGGAAGAAGGATCAGCACATCAGGCGTGAACTTCCTGCGGTCGGTTGCCAGTCGGTATCCAGAGTACGCATCCGAAATAAATAAGATACTTAGTAAGGGCACTTGATTTCTTCGCATAAGCTGCGTTAGAATAGTATGAGCGGGGAATGAGAAATATCTCATTTTCCCAAAACAATTGAAAAGGAGTATTGAACCAAATGGGTGATCTAAATCAAGTTCCAGGGTCAAGCACAGAAGGAGTTTCTGCTCAACCAGTAGAGACGCCCGTCCAGGAAGTCAGGGTTACCGAACAGGTGACGCCTGCACCAAAGCCCGATGTGGACGTTGAACTGCTAAAAACCAAGTACGAGAAAGACATCAATCAAATGAAGTCAACTCTACAGCGGCAGACAGCACAGGTCAACAAAGAATGGCAGACGCGCTATGACGGCCTCCAGAAACAAATGCACGAAACCCGCATGCAAAGCATGACGGAGGAGGAACGTGGGCGCTACGAACGACAACTTGAAAGTGAAGAAATACAATCTCTCCAGGCCCGCCTGGCAGAGATAGAAAATGAAAAATCAATGATGAACTCAACCGTCAGTGCATTTTCATTCTTCATTCAACAGGGAGTCCCTGCCGACAAACTCAATCTCGCTGATGGGTACGATACAGTTGTGAACGCAGGGTGGGAACACCTAACCAGTGAACTCGCTGCATTGCGTCAGGCTAAAGCGAAC